CGGTAGCGGCATCGACGACGGCGATGAACGCGGTAGCGGCATCGACGACGGCGATGAACGCGGTAGCGGCATCGACGACGGCGATGACTGCCATGAACGCCTCAAACGTGGCGATGGATGCGCTGTATGCGTCGCCCTTGGCAACAAAAGTCAATTACTCGTCTACGCAGGTTTGGTCTAGCACCGTCACGCTGCGCTCTGGCATCACGCTGTTTGTGCGGCTAATCACCAAGGCCGGCGTGGCAGGCTGGGGTGAAGGCAATACCGGCAACGAATGGATGGTGTTTGACGGTTCCCAGGTCAATTACGCGGAACGCAATGCGAACCCGTACAACCACACCGCATCGTCATCGTCGCCGCGCCTGCCGATGCGCCGCTGTGCCTCGTCTTTGCAAATCCGCCCCTACCAGGCGTGCGAAATCGCCTACATCGCCCTGACGGCATAAGGAAAGACCATGAAACGCTTTATTTTTGACGACGTGACCCGCCGTTGCATTGGATACATCGAGGGCTCCATTGACGGATACAACGGGCAAGGCGTGCTGGTGGACGCTGACAGCATCTCTCCTGACGTGCCGACCGACGACATGACCAGTCTGTACCTGTCCGATGATGGCGTGTCCGTCATTCAAGACATCACGGCGCTTTTGGCACAGGCCAAAGCCGCCCGCAAGACCCGCATCAAGGCCGAGGCCGCACGGCTGATCGAGGCCACCGATTGGAAGCTGGCCCGCGCCCGCGAGCGCGAAGCGGCCGGCTGGGCGACCTTGGCCGAGGTCGATGCGGTGCTGGCCGAGCGAGAGGCCATCCGCCGGTCGAGCAATGCCGCCGAAGCGGCCGTCGATGCCCTGACCGACGTGGGCAGCGTGCAGACCTTCACCTGGTCGATTGATGTGGCCGTGGCAGCGCCGCGCCGCCTCACCCACAAGGGCTTCTCCGACCGCTTCACCGATGCCGAAATGCAGGCGATCCTCGCCGCCGCCGAAACCAATGCGGCCCTCAAGACGTGGTGGGAGAAGTTCAAGCTCGCCCGCGACATCAACCTCGACGACCCGGCCACCCAGGGCGGCGTCCAGGCGCTGGAGATCGCCGGGCTGATCGGCGAAGGCCGCGCTGCCGAGGTGCTGGCGTGACATGGCGCTACGTGCTCCGGGAACGCTTCGAGCTGTTCGCCCCGGAGCTGCTGTCGGTCGCCTACGCTGGCCCCTGGCTGGCGATTCGGCACTGCCGGCTGTCAATCCCATCCGGCTACGCTTGGGATGGGTGCAGCCCCTCCGTTCGGCTGCCGGGTGGCCCGCTGCTCCCCGGCGGTCTCTGGATCGGCCCTTGGGATGGCCCCTTGGGGCCTGACGGTCGGCCGGTGTCGTGGCGGGCAACGCTTGTCCATGACGCCCTGTGCCAGTTCCGCGCCGACATCAATGGGCTGACCAAGGAAACCACGGTGCGCCTGTTCGCCAAGATGCTGCGCGAGGACGGCGCCCCAGACTGGATGAGCAAGCTGTATCCGGCGGCCGTGCATCGCCTCGGGCCGCAAGAATGGGGTGGCCTCGCGCCAGCCTGACGATCAACCTGCAAGTATCTCTTACCAGTTCGCCCCGCCTCGTGCGGGGCTTTTTGTTTTCATCACAGGAGCCAACCATGCCTCAGACTTCGTTCTTCCACGGCGTCACGGTTTCGCTGGTCGATACCGGCCCGCGTCCGATCGCCATTCCCTCCAGTTCCATCATCGGGCTGGTTGATCTTTTCACCCCCGGCGACGGCCTGGCAGCCGCCAACGAGCCGGTGCTGCTGACCAGCTACCGCGAAGCCGTGGCGAAGTTCGGCCCCAATGCGCCCATTACCAAGGCGGCCAAGGGCATCTACGAGCAGTCCTCGGCTGTGGTCGTGGCGGTGGGCGTGCAGGCCGGCGCCGACGCGGCGGCAACCACCAGCGCGATCATCGGCGGCGTGACAGTGGCCGGCGCTCGTACCGGCATGCAGGCCCTGCTCGACGGCAAGAGCCGCTTCAACGCGCAGCCGCGCTTGATCGTGGCGCCGGGTCATTCCCGCACTCAGGCGGTCGCCACGGCAATGGATGCCATCGCCACCAAGTTGAAGGCCATCGCCATCGTCGACGGCCCCAATACCGACGACGACGCAGCCCTGGCCTTCGCGCAGAACTTCGGCAGCAAGCGCATCTACATGGTCGATCCCGGCCTCAAGGTGTGGGATACCAGCACCAACGCGGAGGCCATCGTTCCGGCATCGCCCTACGTCGCCGGCCTCTTCTGCCGCACCGACAAGGAATACGGCTTCTGGGCCTCGCCGTCGAACAAGGAATTCCTTGGCGTCATCGGCACCGCCCGCCCGGTTGAGTTCCTGGACGGCGACGACACTTGCCGCGCCAACCTGCTGAACGCCGCCAAGATCACCACGGTGATCCGCGACGGCGGCTTCCGCCTGTGGGGCAACCGCACGATGTCGGCTGATAGCAAGTGGGCTTTCGTGACCCGCGTGCGCACCCTCGACATCGTGATGGACGCGATCCTCTACGGCCACAAGTGGGCGGTGGATCGATCGATCACGAAGACCTACGTCAAGGACGTGACCGAGGGCCTGCAAGCCTTCATGCGCGACTTGAAGGCCCTGGGGGCTATCGTCAATTTCGAGGTCTATCCCGACCCGGAGCTGAACACCGCCAGCCAACTTGAGCAGGGCCGTGTGTATTGGAATATCCGCTTCACCGATGTTCCGCCGGCAGAAAACCCCCAATTCCGCGTCGAGGTGACCAATCAGTGGATCACCGAGGTGCTGGACATCAACAACTGATAGGAGCACACGATGATTCCGCAAACGCTCGTCAACATGAACCTCTTCGTCGATGGCAAGGGCTATGCCGGCCTCGCCACGGAGGTCAATCTCCCCAAGCTCAAGCGCAAGACCGAGGAGCACCGTGCCGGCGGCATGGATGGCCCCATCAAGATGGGCCTGGGCATGGAAATGCTGGAAGCCGGCTTCACCATGACCGGCGTCTCCAAGGACGTGCTGGTGTTCTTCGGCGTCGCCGACGATACCGCCTTCAATGGCAGCTTCCGGGGCGCCTTCAAGAACCAGAAGGGCGAAGTGGTCGCCGCCGTCGCCACCTTCCGGGGAATGCTGGAAGAGGTCGATCCGGGCAACTGGAAGGCCGGCGACAAGGCAGAGACCAAGTTCAACGCCGCGCTCTCCTACTACAAGCTCGAAGTCGACGGCCAAGTCGTCTATGAGCTCGACCCGGCCAACTGCATCCGCATCATCAACGGCAAGGATGAAGCGGCCGAGGAACGCAAGGCAATCGGCATGTAACCAGCGCGGCGGGGGCTTCCCCGCCGCCATCCAACCAATCAGGAAACCACCGACATGAAGATCAAGATCAAGCTCGCCACGCCCATCGAAATCAACGGCGTGAAGACCGACACCATTGTCCTGCGCGAACCGACCGTGGGCGATTCGCTCGACGTTCAGAAGCTGGCGCCGAACGACGATGACCAGCGTGAAGTGCTGATGCTGGCCCGCCTCGCAGACATTTCCCCGGAAGACCTCAAGCGCATGGGCATGAAGGACTTCCGCCGCTTGCAAAAGGGCTATCTTCGGCTCGTGGCCGTTGGTGAGGGTGAAGACGACGGAATTATGGAGCTGGCTGCGTAAGCTGGCGCGGGCCTATCACTTTCAGCCTTCCGAGCTGTATGCCATGCCGCTCTCCGATCTGATGGAGTGGATGGCGTCAGACGACTAGCGGCGGCGCGACTCCAGCCAATGGAGGGCGCCGCCGATGCCTTCCGCGCCGGCCAGGATAGCCGGCCAGAACATCCAGCCGACCACCAGCAGCGCGAGGCCTCCAACGAGGCTCCATGCGGCAATGGTTGCAAGCGCATCAATCACGAGAGAACTCCATCATGGCAGGTAAAGACATTGCGCTGGGCGTCGTCATTGGCGGGGTGGTTTCCGCCACCTTTGGCCGGGCGCTCAATGTCGTTGGCAAAAGTATAGACGACCTGAAGCAAAAGGGCGACAAGGCCAAAATCTGGCAGAACGTCATCAGCGAAACGATGCGGCTCCAGAAGGAATTCCGGGCCGCCCACCTCGCCGGGTCTGCGGCTGCCGACGGCATTCGCACCAAGATCGAGAAGAACCAAGACGCCCTCAAAGCGGCCGGGTTCGCCGTCGACAAGCTGGCCGACAACTACACCAGGCTGGGCCGGATCGTGCGCGGCATCGATCTCCAACTCAAGGGTCGGGAAAGCATCGAGGCTGGCAAGGAACAGCTCGGGGAGTCCATGCGGATCGGCGCGGTGTCGGCTGTGCCCGTCAAGGTGGCGGCCGACTTCCAGGCCATCATCCGCGACATCGCTATCAAGGGAGGGTTCGCCAACACCGCCCAAGAGCGTGATGTGGCGACCGGCGTCAGGACTTCCGCCGACAAGAACGGGATCAGCCGCGACGAGCTGGCCGGCGCCATCAATCAACTGGTGTCAGGTGGCATGGATGCCAAGGAGGCGATCAACTACGCCGACGTGATCGCCAAGTTCTCCATCGGGCAAGGATCCACGCCGGAAGAAACCGCGAAGATGATCCGGGCCATCTCGCAGAACGCGCAGATCAAGGACGCGGCCGGAATGAACAAGGCTCTGGAGGCGATTGCCTACCTCGGGCAGGCTGGCAACTTCGAGTCACCCGACATGGCGAAGGCGTTTCCTGGCCTGCTGTCCGAAATGAAGAAGCTGGAAATCGTCGGCCAGGATTCTGTGACGCAGCTCGGCGCCATGCTGCAAGTTCAGATGAAGGTTACAGGCAGTGCCGACGAGGCGGCCAACAACCTGAAAAACTGGTTCTCAAAGATCGGCTCCGACGAGACAAGGAAGAACTACGAGAAGGTCGGCATCAAATACGATGAGTCGATGACGACCAACATTGCCAACGGCTGGTCTGCACTGGAGGCATCGCTTGCAATAGCCAAGGACTACATCGAGACAATCGACCCGAAAAAGGCCGAGGAACTCAAGAAGTTCGCCGCGTCGATGGATCAGGTCAGCGATCCGGCCAAGCGCCAGGCGCAGATCGCGGCCTTCGAAGAGGTGATGAAGACCGGCGACCTGTTCAACGACATGCAGGTCAAGGCGGCGCTGACTGCCTACATGCAGAACTCTGACCTCTACGCCAAGCTGAAACGCGAAGCGGCCGAGTCGAATGGGCTGCTGGAGAAGAACCTCAACGAGCGCCGTGAGACCAGCAAGCGGAAATGGGCAGAGGTCGGAAACGCCATCAACGACGCGCTGGAGACGGTCGGCGATGCGCTGCGCCCGGTCACTGACCGGGTGGCCGATGCGGTGGCCGGTGTCACTCGCTTTTCGACCGGCCTAGCGAAGATGAACCCGACGGTCACCACCACGGTGGCGACGGTTGCGGCGGCCTTCCTCGGGCTGCGCACCCTGGGTGCCGCTTGGAAGATCGGCAAGGGCGCCTTCGACATCGCTCGCGGCACGATCATGGCGCGTGGCGCCGGCAAGCTGGGAGGCCTCGCCTCGATATTGCCAGGCAAGGCTGGCGAGGTCGCCGGCAAGGCGGCCGACGTGCTCGGCGGCGCCGGAGTGCAGCGGGTTTTCGTGGTGAACATGCCGGGCGGTGGCTTCGGCGGTGCCGATGTCCCCGGCGGTGCTGGCGGCAAGCCGGGTGCCGGTGGCGCGAAGGCTGGAGGCCGTCTCGCTCGTCTCAAGGATGGTGCGATGGCCTTGGGTGGCCGTCTCGCCCCCTACGCCACAAAGATCGGGTCTGGCCTTGCTGTTGCTGGCGCTGCCTACCAGGTCTATGACACGGCGAAGAACGCGAAGACGACCGAGGAAAAGGCAGCCGGATACGGCGGTGCTGCCGGCGGTCTGGCGGGCGGTCTTGCTGGTGCCAAGCTGGGAGCGATGGCCGGTGCGTTCGGCGGGCCGATTGGTATTGCTGTCGGCGGCATCCTCGGTGGCATTCTCGGCAGCGTTGCGGGTGACAAGCTGGGCGGGTGGGCTGGCGGCAAGCTGGCGGCCGAGAAGCCGGCGGCTTCGGTAGAGGTTGCCAAGGCGGCAGCCCAAGCCCCGGCCATTTCTGCCCCCAAGCTGGCGGCCGAGAAGCCGGCGACAGCGCCGCAGCAGATCACGTTCTCGCCGACTATTCAGGTGACTGTGCAGGGGGACGTGAAAGACCCGCGCCAGCTCGCCAACGAGTTGATGCCGCACCTTCGCCGGATGTTCGAGCAGTTCCAGTCTCAAACCGCACGCGGGGCCATGTTCGACCCTGCACATGCTTGATGAGGAAACCCGATGTTCAATGACCTGATCGACACGGCTTCGCGCCGTGTCTGTGATGCCTGCGAAAAGACCCGCCGACTTGAAGGAATGGTCACGCGGGCGGCCAGCATTGGCGATGGCGCGGAGCGGTCGGCCCGCACCGTAACCCGGCTGGCCGACACCTACGACCGGCGCGAATCCGGTGCCGTTGGTGATGTGCAGGCGGCCGAGGATGCGCTTTCTAAGGCCGGTGGCCTGCTTGTCAGCGGCGCCCTCGGTGCTGACGTGGCGCGGGCGGCTCGATCGATTGGCACCATCGCCGCGAACGTCGACCGCATGTCCCGGCTGGCCGACAAGATCGCGCAGGGGGCGGGCAGTATTGCGAGTGGCGACATTCAAAGTGCCATGAGCGGAGTCGGCGGGCGCATCGGATCGGCAGTGGGTTCGGTGGCCAAGACCTTCGGACGGGTGCAGAAAGCTTTCACGGCCGCGCTCAACCCCAAGGCCCCATCCATGTTGCCGGCGAACATCGAACTGACCGCCATTTCGAAGAAAGACATCGCGGGCAGCTTTTCATCCGGACTGTCGAGCGCAAGCACGTCGCACGCGCATCTGCTGATACTTACCACCAGCGTGGGCGAGAGCTTCTACTTCAACCTGTCGACGGCCGGATACGACACGCTGCGACGGCAGACTTCCTACAACATCGCCGCGCAGGATCGTTTGACCCGACGGCCGGCGTTGCAGGCAGTCTCGAAGGGCGGCGAAAGCATCACCGTGTCTGGCGCCATCTTTACCCGGAAAGCAGGGGCTGGACAGCTCGACAAGCTGCGCGGCATCGGCTTCAAGATGGCTCCTGTCATGCTCACGACCGGCTACGGAGATGCATTGGGCGAGTGGTACCTGACTCGGATCGAGGAAGAACAGTCCGCGATGTTCTCGGACGGAATGCCGCGCAAACAACAATTCACCTTGGAGTTCCAACGCTATGGCGAGGACTATTCGGACATCTGATGGCGACCGCCTCGATTCGCTTTGCCACCGCTACTACGGCAGGCTGAACGGCACCGTCGAGGCAGTGATCGCCGCCAATCCTGGCTTGGCGGCGACTCAGCAACCGTTCTCGGCCGGTGTCGTGATCGTGCTCCCCGATCTGCCCGAGCAGGTCGAGAAGCCAATCCAGTTATGGAGTTGACGCCATGAAGCCAGCCTTTCAGGTGATTGCTGACCAGAAGGACATCACCGACCTGCTGCGTGACCGGCTGCTTTCCATCCGCACCACCGATAAGCCGGGGCTTGAGGCCGACGAGTGCGAGATCCACATCGACGACCGCGACGGGGCCGTCGCCTTCCCACGGAAGGGGGCAACGCTTGAAATCAGCCTCGGCTACGAGGGCGAGGCTCTGACGTTCGTCGGCAAGTTCAAGGTGGATGAGATCGAGGTCAGCGGGCCGCCGCAGAGCATCGCAATTCGCGCCAAGCCGGCCAATATCGCCGCCACGATGAAAAGCCAGAAACGCCACAGTTGGGAGGGGGTGAATCTTGCCGACATCGTTGGCGACATCGCCCGCCGGAACAAACTCCAGCCTCTGTGCAGGGTAGAAGCTGCGGTACCTCGTGCAGACCAGATCAACGAGTCTGACATGCACTTCATCACCCGGTTGGCCAAGCAGCACGGCGCCACCGCGACGGTTAAGGACGGCAAGCTGATCGTCGCTACACGGGGCGAGGGCAAAAGCGGCAGTGGCAAGCCGCTGCCGTCGATCACTCTGCACCGTGACGACCTGGCCAACTATTCGCTCACCTTCCCTGACCGGGCGCTGTTCGGCGAGGTGCAGGCCAACTATCACAACACCAAGACCGGGAAGCTCGAGGTCGTCGTTCTGCCAAACCCCAATGCTCCTGCCGGTGTGCAGGCGCCCAAGCACACCGAGCGCCATGTGCATCCAACCAAAGAGGCGGCAAAGGCAGCGGCCGATAGCCGCATGGCAGCCCTGAACAGGGCGACCATGACCGGCAAGCTGGAGCTGATGCAGGGACGGGCCGATGTCGGGGCTGAAAAATGGCTTGAACTCGTCGGCATCAAGGACGAGGCCAACGGCACGTACCTAATCGAGTCGGTGGAGCAGAACTTCAGCAAGTCGGCCTGGGTGACAAGCATCAACATCAATGCCGGAAACGGCGGTAAGGGTAAGGTCGGACGCGACAAAAATGGCGCCGGCAGTCTCAGGGTCATAAACCTCGGGGAGGCGGCCAAGTAGCCACCGCCCCAGCATGATTTACCAACCTCGGCCGCGCCACAAGCGCGGCTTTTTATTTTGGAGATAGCCGTGACAGAAGAACATAAGCGCAGAAACTCATGCGACATGGACGGGGGGCATCGCTGCAACCTTGCCGAGAGCATGTCGGAGGATGCCGCAGAGCACGCTGTAAAAAAGGTGTTTGCGATTCTCGGCGTGGACATCGATCGACCCGAGAGCGTCGAAGAATTCCGGGAAGACCTCCGTTTCGGCCGCAAGCTGCGGAAGGTTGCCGATCACGGCATGTTGGCCTTCTTCGGCGTCGCGGCTGCCGCCCTTGCCGCTGCCGTGTGGGCCGGGATCGTCTCGAAGATCAACGGGGGGCACTGATGGAGCTCCTGCCTGACTGGAAGAAGATCGCCCGCCGAGCGTGGAGCTTTCGCCTGTCCATCATCGCCGCCATTTTTTCAGGCGCAGAGGTTGTGCTTCCGCTGTTCATCGACGTGCTGCCGCGCAACCTGTTCGCCTCCCTGTCATTTGTCGCAGTCGTCGGCGCGGCCCTGGCTCGCGTCGTCGCACAACCGAGGATGCGCCAATGAACCGACCACGCAACGCACTTGCCGCACTGACGCTTTCTGCTGCCGCCCTTGTGGGCCTCGTGATGCAGGAGGGCTACACCGACCGTGCCGTTATCCCGGTAAAGGGCGATGTCCCGACAATCGGCTTTGGCACGACCGGCGGCGTCAAGATGGGCGACACGATCACGCCACCCAAGGCCCTGGCGCGCGCGTTGACTGATGTGCAGAAGTTCGAGGGGGCGCTGAAGCAATGCGTTACCGTCCCGCTTCATCAACACGAGTACGACGCCTTTGTCGGTTTCTCCTACAACGTCGGCTCTGCCGCATTCTGTCGATCCGGGATCGTGAAGAAGCTGAACGCCGGAGACTATCCTGGTGCATGTCGTGAAATCCTGCGCTGGACGTATTTCCAGGGGAAGAATTGCGCAGCGCCAGAAAACGCACGCCTCTGTGGCGGCCTGGCAACGCGCCGGCAGGAAGAGTACCGGCAGTGCATGGGGGATGGCTGACATGGGGCCGCTCAGTCTTGTTCCCATGCCCTACCGTCTGCTGGTCGTGGCGGTGATCGCCGCCGCCCTGTTTGGCTTCGGCTGGCTAAAAGGGGCGGGCCATGTTCAGGCTGAATGGGATGCCGAAGTCGTCAAGCAATCCTTGACGGCCGCCAGGATCGAGAAGGATCAGGCGCAAGCCACTGTCCAGGTGGTCACGAAGTATGTTGACCGCGTGAAAATCGTCCGCCAAGCGGGCGAAACCATCATCAAGGAGGTTCCCGTCTATGTCTCAGCTCAAGCTGATGCTGCTTGCCTTGTGCCTCGTGGCTTTGTCCGCCTGCACGACGCAGCCGCCCAAGGTGTCGTTCCCGAACCCGCCGGAAATTCTGATGCGGCCCCCGCAGGCGTTGCACTCTCTGCCGTCGCCGGAACAGTCGCCGAGAACTACACCGCCTGTCGAGAAAATGCCGAGCAGTTGATCGCACTGCAATCGTGGATCCTTGATGTGAAGAAAGCAGCCGACGCCGGCAGCTCGCAGTAAGCCCGCCCCGCCTGGATAGCCATCGCGCTACCGGGCGGGGCGCTTTTTTTGTTTGTGACGGGCATGCGGATTACAATAGAACCTTGATGCGAATTTCGCCAAAAGCGAGAATTTCCTATTACAGAACACGAATCACCCCTGGCCGTATGCGGCGAGGCGGGCAGCCAGCAAATAACCGGACAACTTACCGGATAAATATCGAGGCAGTCAGCGGCAAGGGCTAACAAAATCAAAGGGATGGCCTTGATATGCTGCTGATGATCGACAACTACGACAGCTTCACCTACAACCTGGTTCAGTACTTCGGCGAACTGGGGCAGGAGGTTCAGGTGATCCGTAACGAT